GACTATGAAGAGGGTACTTGGACTCCTACAGTAACTAATGGAGCCACAAGTGTCACTTATGAGACAAATGGAAGGCAAGGAAGCTATACAAAAATTGGTAGATTTGTATTTTTTACCGTAATAATTCACATGGCTACTTCAACTGGTAATGGAAATATTATATTGATTACTGGATTACCTTTTACCGCTAAATCTTTCAGTCATGATAATGCTGCTGCTGGTGGTGCTGATCCTTTTTTCCAAGATGGTTTTTATAATGCTAATGATTTTTCTGGAATAGTTACAGATGGAGATACAAGAATTGAATTAGTAAAAAGAAGCAGTGGTGCCGCTTTAACTGGTAATGATGTTAACAGAGGTAGAGAGTTTAGAATGACAGGTACTTACATGACCTAACCTAAACCTGTTTTAATCGGAGATTAATCCTAATGGCATTAACTGAATCAATCGAATACGACAAGATAGAAGTTGTTGGAACATACAAAGCGGTGCAAGTCCGCAAAGCAACAGTCATCAAAAAAGATGGCACAGAACTTACAAGGTCTTTTGAAAGATATGTACTAAATGCTGGTACGTTAGATGGTTCTGATAATTTAGTAGATACTGATTTATCAGCAGAACCAGCAGAAGTTTCAGCTATTTGCAATGCTGTATGGACTACAGATGTCAAAGCTGCGTGGAAAGCTAAACTAATAGCAGATAAATCTGCAACACCTTAATGACAAAACCTACTCTTGAAGAACTGCAAGCAGAGTTGCAAGATATTGTTAACAAACACAACCAAGCACAAGAAGTTGTCAAGCAATGTCAAACAAGGTTTACTGAATTAACAGCTATCATTAAAGATAGAACTCAAGATTAACTACATTTCCATTTCTTAAGAGCTAGTCCTTTTCTTGTTAGCTTACCGCCTTTACTGGTAGCACCTTTAACACCTTTCATTCTGGCACAAAAAGATTTACGTCTCTTAGCAGCTTTACTACCACGTTTAACTTTACCTGTTACTGGTGCTTTTAGATTGCTACCTGTTTCTCTATTTATTTTATCTCTACCTTTTTTAGTAAGACCACCAGTTTTACTCTTGTGTTCTTTGCGTAGCCTTACTGATTTAGCCATTAGTCAGATATACCAAAAACATTACTTTCAGCTAATCTTCTTTGTACTTCATGTTGAAAAGCTATATCTGTTTTATATCTAGGATCTCTCATTGCAGCTACAACTTCTGCATTAGATCTAAATACTTTTGTATTAGGTGAAGCAGATGTTCTACCACTTATTAATTTAGGTTCTACACCCATAGCATTTTTATACCTGGTAAACATTTCTTGTACTGCAAGAGTAACTTTAGGAATGTTTCTTTTCTCAGCATCTACAACTTTATCAAACTCTTGTAGTTCCTCTTTAGATATGTTGCCATCCATCCATTGCAACATTTCCATGTACTTATCTTCACCACCTGCAATACCTACAATATCTTCATACTCAGGAAAGCTAGGATCAGCAGCAGCTTGTTCTGTACCTTCTTGTGGTTTTAAACCTGCTAAATAACTATCTATTACGTTTCTTGTAAGACCAGTAGATTCTAATTCTTTGTAATGTTCTTCTGAAATAGTACCGTTGTTTTCTTGGTAATACTTATTTATAGCAAAAGGATCTATGTTGCTTTGTTCAAATAATTCTCCTAACTTTTCACCATATTGTTGTTTTGCTAGTTCGTAATTAACAGATCCATCTTCTTGATATTCAACAACATCTTCTGCAACAGGTTCTTCTTTTGTCTTTGCAACATCACCTAATTTACCTTCTAACTCTTTGTAGCTTGCAGCAAGAGCTTCTACACTATCAAACTTGCCTAAGATTTTACCGTTATCAGACTTGTTTTCGTCAGCAAATTTTTCTAGATCCTGTTGTGACATAGGAGGAGTTTCGTTTGACTGTAAAGATGCTTTCATAATTAATTAGTTACTTGTAATAGTATTACCATGAGCAGTAACTTTTTCAACTGGTTTAGTTGGTTCGGGTGTATCGTTCACACCTAGACTACTTACTACTGCCACCTCTTCCTTAGTATAGCGACCATTTTCGTCACGTTTTTTTGGAGTTTTTTTAGTTGGCATTTGGTGTTACCTCATTTTGTAATAGTTGTGCTTCTGCTTGATTTTTAGGATCTAATAATTTATGACCCTGTAATGCAGAAGGAGCTAGATCTTTTATAAGCTGCTGTTGCTGTTCAGCTTGCAACTCTTGAGCTATCTCTTCTTTAGATTTTATCAAATTTAAAGTTTCTATACCAACACTATTAGCTAACCTTATAATCGCCTCGTCAATGTTCATGTACCTTCTCATAACATCAACACCTAATGCTTGAGCTATTGTGCCTATAAACTCTATAAGTTTTGCTTTATCTGCATCCCTTCCAAGACCATTTATACCTGTTACTATTTTTGGTCTCACTAATTTATCAGGAAGTTTAGGTGCTTTACCTGCTCTTATAAGTAAATGTAATTTTCTACGTAAATATTTAATTTGAAACTCAGAACTTAACACAGAATAAATGCCACCTAACGTAGCTTCTAAGGCATTACTCATTATTTGTATTTCAGTACTGGTTACACGTTCTGCATCCCTTTGTATGCTTTTAGTCATAAGAAAAGCATCTTCTAATCTTTTCTCCAATGTTGCTTTTACTCTTTCAGCTACAGCAAAGTCATTAGCTTTATTAGTTTGCAATGTAGATACATCAGTAGCAAGTCCTTCACGTACTGCACCATTAGGTGCTTGACTTACAGCTTTTGGTGAAGTTACACCATTAGGATTTATAAAATATATTGTACGTGCAGAGGCAGCAGCACCTTCTACTATTGCTTGTGTTAATGCTTCTAAGGTAATAAGATCACCTTTGTATTCATTAACGTATGATGTACCATAATTTGTATCTGTTTGAGTCCAACGTAAAACTATAAATGGTGATACATCAACAGGTGAAATGCCATCTGTTCCAGGTATCTTTTCTCCTTTACATTCTTGAAACCATACATGATTATTACCTTGACGTTCTAGTTTTGTATAAATATCTATTTCCGTACCATCCATAGATTCTGTATAATTTTCCTTTTGTTTTATCTGCTCATAAAATTCTGGATCTAATGCTTTTGTAGATACAGATTCTTTTGTTACTACAGTTAGTACGTTACCTACTTCATCCCTTTGTACTACATAACGATCTAAGTAATAAACTTTTAATCCATCTTCTGTTATGTATAGCAACACATTACCTACAACTATTAAATGCTTAAGTGCTTCAAACATTGCTACTCTATCGTTGCTAGTTTCTATATCTGCCATAACTGCATTTTCTAGACCACGTAAACCTTTATCTATCTCGGCCATAATTTCAGTTTGACCACTCTTTTGTAGTTCTAATTCATCAATTATTAATTTAAAAAACGGTGTGTTAGGCGGTATCAATGCCATTAACATTTTTGCTGCAAGACTATTTGTACCAGCAGCACCTAACGCTTGCATTGGTGTTTTTATTTTTTGTTTCTTTGCAGAATTATTATTAAATAAACTAGGTATTGTTAATTTTGCACAGTCATCACCATCACGTTCATACGCAGATCTATCTATAGACAGAGTGTTATATAAACTTTCTGCTGTTTGTTGTGTTTCCATTTTAATAATTTAGATCACGACCTGCACTAGGTAATAAAGGTATGCGTAATGAACTTGTACCTAATCTTCTTCTTGTTACTGCTGCACCTGTAGTTCTTGTACCAATTTCCGTTCCATCAGTTTTTTTCTTAGTTGCAGTTTTTGTAGGAGTTTGTTGTACTGTACGTTTCCTACCAGTTACAGGAGCATCCGCAGTTTCTTCTGGCATAGGCGGTGTAGGTCTTGGCTCTGGTAATGGTGGTGGAGGTGGTGGGCTGCCGAAAATGCACATTAGATTTGACCCTCTAATACAGTTGAACTTAACATAGTTTGTTTTTGTCTTTCTTGATGTTTCTTTAAAAAATCTACAACTGATCTTTGACCAGCTTTGTACCATATTTGTCTATCATCATCTAATAGATCTGGTGGTTTGCTTGGGTAGATAGTATCTAAAGCATCTAGCAATTCATCATTTAAAAATGGTAAATCGCTTGCTGACATAAAAAAACTAAATTACTTTACTTTAATATAACGTGCAACAGCAAAATATCACACTCTTGGTAATCAAAACGTAGGATTCCATAATTTAACTTCTCCTGTATTGTAGTCATAATCTCCTTCTCTTAGTATGCGTACTAACCTGGCATTTAATATAGCATCAGATATACCATTACCTTTTTTATCATAAGTCTTTACAACGAGATCCCACATAGATGGTAAATCTTTTGCAGAGTCTAATATTTTTGTAGCTGATACCATACCTAAACCTTTTATACCAGGTACACCATCTGTAGCGTCACCTGCTATTGTCATTGCCATAAAATTTTTATCAGCTTGTGTTCTTGTTATTAGTTCTAACGTGTCACCTGCTAATAACAAACCAGGTATTGTTTTCATATCTTTATCAACAGATACTATTACAGGATTATCATATTTATTGTTTGTACTAAGTAAACCTAATACGTCATCACCTTCTAAATTAGGATAACTAACTGACTCATAATTATTTTTTACTTCTTTTATAACAGCACTTAAACCTAAAGGTTTTCTTTTAGATATTCTATTAATTTTGTATTCTGTAAATATTTCATGTCTAAACGTAGGATAATCTGTAAAGCACATAACTACATCACTACTACCTTTATAACCTTCTGTATCTAATATATTTTGATAGTGCTTAAGTTTGAAATCTATCATGCTCATAGCTTCTCGTTCATCCATAATTAAATTATGGTTATGCTTATCAAACCTTATGTCATGCTCACAAGCACAACAAGAAGAATAAATTAAATAGTCTGCATCTATAAGTAAAGTCATAATTAAAAATAGTTAGGGTATGCTCTTAGTCTGGAAGTCTCAGCATCATAAAGAAGTTTATCAACTTCTCCTGTCATGCCTGTATGTCTAGACTTCAGTATCTTCATTTGTAATTGTGACCTTTCATCAGCAGAGTTTGACAACTGATTTCTAACTAACGATATGCAAAGATCTGACATTTGTACAAGTCCATGAGATCCACGAAAATCACGTAGACTTACTTCTGCACCTTCTTCATGGCCTTTACCATCAGGTCTACGTAAGTGTGTTACTACAAGCAAACAGATATTAGTTTCTTCTATAAGACTACGTAGTTTTGTTGATAAAATATCTAGTGATTTACGTTCGTCATTATTTTCTATACCAGAAACAACTATAGATATATGGTCTAGTATTACTACATCTACACCATCTGTAGTGGCTAGATTTCTTATCTGCGATAGTAATATATCAGGTTCTATACTACCAAAATGATTATATAAATATAAATTTCTTGTACCTGTTAGCTTATCAAATGCAGCTTTTATAGCACTCTTATCTATAGCGTGTTGATTTAAATGTAATGGTGTATTTAGATCTATAGATACAAGTCTCATAAGAGATCTTTGTACTGATTCTTCTAACGCTATGTAACCTACCTTA